CAGTATTAAAGGCTAGGTCGTAAGGGGTTCCATCTTGAGAGTTAATACTAAAGCTAACGCTATCGTATGAAGCTGTACTTAAATCAAAACCTGTAGAAAGAGTGTATTGATGAACATCGTCACTAGTTGACCCCACCATGTACATCTTCGTACCGTCAGTATTAAAGGTTAGGTCGTTCGGGGATCCATCTTGAGAGTTAACACTAAAGCTAACGCTATCATAAGAAGCTGTGCTTATGTCAAAACCTGTAGAAAGGGTGTATTGATAAACAGAGTTGTTACTTGACCCCACCATGTACATCTTCGTACCGTCAGTATTAAAGGTTATGCCGTTCGGGGTTCCATCTTGGGAGGTAACACTAAAGCTAACGCTATCATATGAAGCACTCGCCAATTCAAAACCACTTACAGCACCACCACCCGTCAAAACCAGCGTGAAGCTATCAACGGCGGTTGTGTTGGACAAGGTGAATGTTGTGTTAACGTTAGGCGTCATCGTAAAATAGTTCGCCGTAGAAGTGTCAATGTCAACTGTCGCTGCTGGGGTAAGAGCTGCAACTGAGCCACCAGCCGCAATGTTTACGAAAGCAGTGGTAGCTACCTGAGTGGTGTTGGTACCGGGAGCTGCAGTAGGGGCGGTGGGTGTACCTGTAAACGTGGGGGATGCAAGTGGAGCTTTAGTACCTAGCTGTGTTTGGATGGCAGAGGTAACACCACTTACGTAGTTTAATTCTGTAGCTGTAGCAGTAACCCCGAGGTTAGTTATTGCAGCATCTGAGTCTGTAAGCTCTGAAAGGTTATTAGCTGCGACAAGAGCACCAGATGTGTCAAAAGCAGCAGTATTCCAAGAAGCTCCATCGTATATTTTAAGTGCACTGTCAGTAGTATTCCAGTAGATAGCACCAGTAAGAAGTGCATCACCATCATTATCTACCGCAGGGTCAGAAGCTTTAGAACCGAGATACCTGTCATCAAATGCATCATAACTAGCAGCAGCATTATTTTCAGATACTAGAGCAGCAGCAGCACTGGTAGCAGAATCAGTAGCAGAGCCTAGGATACCGTCTACATAAGTCTTAGTAGTAGCGTCTGTACCTGTAGTAGGAGTCCCAAGACCAGTGATCTTAGAGTTACCCATAGCGATAGCACCACTCATGGTCCCACCAGCAAGGTTCAGCTTAAGAGCATCTGCTGTATCTACGTAAGTTTTAGTTGTTGCGTCTTGAGCCAGAGTTGGATCACCAAGACCAGTAATCTTAGAAGTCCCCATCTCTATAGCACCACTCATGGTACCACCAGAGAGAGGGAGTTTAGCTGCAATACTATTTGTAACAGTTGTAGAGAAAGAGGCATCATCCCCAATAGCAGCAGCAAGCTCATTCAGAGTATTAAGTGCACCGGGGGCTGCGTCAACCAGAGAAGAGACCTCAGAGTCAACATAAGCCTTAGTTGCAGCATCTTGAGCAAGAGTTGGGTCACCAAGGCCAGTGATCTTAGAGGCACCCATAGCGATAGCGCCACTCATGGTACCACCGGAAAGGTTCAACTTGAGGTTATCTGTCGTATCCACATAAATCTTAGTCGCAGCTTCTTGTGCAGAAGTAGGGTCAGACACGTTAGTGATTGGAGTATTAGTTACATCCAGTGTACCATTAATAGTGACGTTGGTAAAAGAGCTAGAACCAGATGCAGCAGTAACATTACCTGAAAGGTCTCCTGTGACATTCCCTGTGACATTCCCTGTAAGATTTCCTGTTACGTTACCTACAAGGTCCCCTGTGAGATTGAGGTCTCCACCTACGTTAGCATCACCTGCCAAGTGGAGGTCTTTAAATTTAGCAGCAACTGCACCAAGGTCTACATCATTAGTAGTGACAGGTGCAAAGAGTCCATCAGAGAGACGTGCTTGCTCAACTGCTGCAGAGGAGACTTCTACAAAGAAGCCAACACGGTTATTGCCAGTATCAATAGCTACTTTATTAAGTGCATCTAGGTCAGCAATAAGTGGTACGTAAGAACCTTCATCAGAAGACCCGTCATGCTTGTGTCCTGTAGTACCAGTAGCATCAAAGGCAAAGGCATCCCGGATTTTATTGTATTCAGTATTAAGGGGAGAAGAACGAACTACCGCTGTAGGTACTAGGTCCGAACTTGACTGTCTTGTATATCCAGACATTTGGTATCCTTATCTTTTATCTGCTATTGCGTAGCTTAGAACTAGGGCTTCGATTGAATGGGGCGCTTGATCCTCGGTTGTGACATAAGTAACTGACACTGACCTACCAGAACCCTCTACTGGAGTCCTACGTAATGGACTTGGGTTACCGTCAAAGATACTTATCTCATCATAAGTAGCTAGTCCATAAAAACTTGCAGCACCCTCAGTATTAAAAGTGTAGTCTGTTGGGCTTAGGGTGTACTCATCTTCATAGTCAAAAGTAAGGCCCATAGTAATATTAACCGCACCGTCAGCCCTTAAGTAGCTGTATACTTCATGGATAACTTTCCTATTAATGGGATCATCCATGTGGAAGTAAGGTGTCTGGAAAAGAGACTCGATAGCTACCCCACCAAAAGTATTCCCAGACTCTTGCCTAAAGACTTTTCCTGTAGAATCTCCGTGGATAATATACTCTTCATCACCGAGGTAGCTAGAGTCACCGCAAACCATTGCAATACCAATAAGGCGAGAAAACTCAAAGCCTGAATTACCTTGACCAGTACGACGAAGAGCACCAATAATACCTAGAGACTCTGCATTTGGGAAAAACATCCTGAACTGAGACTTTTTATTAAGTACCAGAATAGAAGCTTTTGTCATATCCTCAGAAGAGGGTAGAACCTCAAAGACAGATTGAATAGGTTTAGAGATAGTGTTAATCTCAACGTCACCAATACGGTCTGTACCACTAATAGGGCGAATACCATCTGGTCCTAGGAAGAGCAAATCACCATTGAATTCTACCACAGAATCAGGTGCAACGCAACCTAAATTTTTAGTAACATCTTGCAGAGCGAAGTTAGCAATAGAGGAGCCTACAACCTTTTTGATATTATTAGTACCAAAGATGTAGAGTGTATCCCTAAATGCCTTAATAGCATTGATCTTAAATCCTACATTGATAACACCAGCACCATTAGCAGGAGTAAAATCTGTAGGGTCTTCTGGAGCAGAGAACACAAGGCTGTTTGGTTCTGTAGAGTCTCCAGAGATAAAGAGGTGATTAGCAAAGGACTCACACAAAGAAGGCTGAGAGAGTACACTACCAGTTGTTACTTGTGTGTAGTTAGTTCCATCCCAGAGGGCCAACGGATTTATACCATCAGTCATAGCGAGTCTTGCAACACCCCAGTTAAGCTTAGCAAACCTAACCTTCTCAACCCCAGTCATAGTAGGAGTGCCTACAGTAGAAGGTGTTACCCAAGCAGAGGTGCCATTATCCCAGTAGTGGAAGTAGTCATTACCTGAACTAGGTGCCCTACAACCAAAAACTCCATCATTCAAATCCTCAAAGACTGAGAGACCTAAAGTAGTTCCAGTTCCGGGTAGTGTTCCATAGTCTTGAGTAAACCCCTGAATACGCGAATAGCCCCCACGAATGGAAGGCTCATAGTTAATCAATCGGATCGCTGTACCGGGGAATTGAGTTGCCTGAGTAAGAACGTCAAGACTAGTGAACAACCCGCCTGCACAAGAAACTGGGAAAGAGCGGATATCATCCATTAGCTAAGTCGTCCTTTTCTCTTTCCTTGGATCATAGTAGAGTTAGCATCCAGAGGTTCATCAATAAGAACTCGACGCATTGTGTTGATACCAGCATCAAAGGCTTGCTTGTGGATCATTGCAGATTCATTATTAGACCTGAACCGCATCATGTACATCATAGCACCATCAACAATAATGTGATTAAACCTAGCTGGAACCACTGCCTCATCATCATAAAGTACGAGGGCTGTTGGAATCTTCCAGTAAGTGTACTCTACTTCGTAAGCTGCATCAGGTACTGGGGTAACACCGAAAGCTTCACCATAGGTTTGATATACGAAATAAGGCTCTGAGATACCTGTACCACTATCCCCATTCTCATCTTGAATCTTATGGTTCTGTAGATACTGCTCAAAAGTGAGAGGTGTTAGAGTACGGGGTTCAGCCCCAAGAGAATCATTCTTTTTAAGGAAGAAAGTATCATAGTCGGGAGAAGAGTAGTCTGCAGGAAAGTTATAAATTCTTGTGCCTGCTACTAGTGTCTCTGTATAAGCTTGTTTCAGGAAAGGCCATTCTTGACCTGTCTGACAGATTTCATAGATTGCATTATTAACTGCATTCTTAGCGAGAGCTTGGACATTACGTACTGAGGAGAAACCTTCCCCACCCGTATCCAGAGGAACCTCATTCAATCTTGTCAGTACTAGATTTGTAAGTGTAACGAAGTTTGACATCGAGTTTCCCTAATAAAGAAGAGAAAGAGGGCCACCCTTTCGAGCAGCCCCCGATCAGTATTTAGACTTGGTCGCGTGCAACTTCAGCAGCAGACTTATCTGAACCAAAGGCATCCAAATCCATCAGGTATGCAAAGACACGGATAACACCAGAAGTATCTGGGGTAGTACCGATCAGAAGCATATCAATGGTGGAAGCAGATGAGCTTACGATAGGACAAGCTGTGCTTACCATAGTTGCATAAGTACCAGCAGTAGCACTAGTAATAGCACCACCGTCAACAAATGCATCTACGTCACCGCCAGTAATACCCAGATCGAAGGTAGCACCAGTACCACCAGCAGGGGCAGTAACGATTTCAGTACCAGCGAACAGGACTGCTTGGTTGGCACCGACGTTAATACACTCAATGACGTCAGCAGCAGCCAGAGCACCACCTTTAGCAGTTGCGGCAGCAGCGAGATCAATCTCAACTTCTACCATGTAAGGCTTGCGATTGGGATTACCCCGACCGCCTTCGGCCTTAGCGAGGGTTGAAACAGTAGCCATAACTTACTCTCCTTTAAGCGAGGTTATATTTTGCGGTTGTAATAGCTTCTGGACGAAGAATCTTACGACCGTAAAGATGAAGACCACGGCAAATGTCAGCAAAGCTGTCAGGGTCACGGTAAGTCTCAGTTTTGTTGATCTGCTCAGCAGTAGCAACCGCAGAGTCATGACCAGCGACGATAACACCATAGTCAGTGTTCTGGTTAGCTGTACCAGTTGTCGCAGCACCACCACCAACAACAGGGAGGTTGTTAGAGACGTATACGCGGAAACCGTTCCAGTTATTCAGGACCAGACCATTACGCAGTGCACCAGCATCACCGAAGTCAGCATTCAGGAAACGAGAGTCTTCGTCCTGCAGAACTTCCATCATTACTGGGTCAATCACCAACCAGCGACCTGACTTATCAACACGCTGTTGGTCCAGCAGACGGCCCATACGGTTAATCAACATAACCGGAGAGACATAAGCTGTTGGCAGAGCAGTAGCACCGGGGAGACGAGCAGCTACAGGGATCGAGTGATTACCAGCAGAACTAGTCGTGATGTTACCAAAGCTACCTTTGATGATTTTCATTGAAGTCAGCAGTTCATCAGAACCTGCAGTGGCTACTGCCTTGGTACCGTTTACTACGTCATTCACTGTGTCTGCGTTTGAGTGCAGAGAGGACTGCTTGTAACCTGACAGGTAGCCAAGAGCTTCTTGGTCATGCTGGTCAGCCAAACGATAGGCTGCACGGTTAGTTGCGAGGTCCATGAAGTTTACGTGGCTGTGAGCCTCTTCCAGATCGTCAATCTTGAAAGCAAAAGAGTTAGCTTTGTCGATTACCAGAGAGAAGTCCTCATCATCCAAGTCTTGTGCTTGAATCTGAGAGCCGCGCTTATACTCACTTACAGTGATTTCAGGCTCTTTGATGATACGTACTGTATCACCCTGAGAAGCAATCTCACCAAAGTAGTCAGAGTTAGAGATATCGCCTACGACTGTAGACTTACGGAAAGCCAGTTGGACTTTCTTCGAGTAGATAACGGAACTGAAGTTACCGTTGGGAAGGTTACCATAACCTCCTGCTGTTGCAAAAGCCATCATTATTCTCCTATGATATTTGGCTGAATTAGAGCTAAACACATACAAGAAGAGGCTGTCGTTTTCTAGGGTGCATCAATCTCTCAGTCGGCCAACTTTGAGATCAACGGGCCTATACTCAGGCAGGTGATTCTACTTATTGTTTACTCTTAGAAGTGTAAGGGGATAAAAGAGATAGGGGTGTCCACAGTGGGAGGCCCTATTCTCCTTCGTACCCTAAGTTATACTGCTTGTGTCTTAGAAGTCAAGCAATAATTTCAATTAACGTGCACCACCAGTTAAGTCGTAGAAACCGGGGGTTTTCATATCTTTTTGAATCTGTTCCCAATTCTTCTCGAAAGCTTTATCTGACATCTTTTGGACATCACTTTCACGGAAGGTTGCCTGACCTGCTTTTACTGCTGGTGCAGAACCGGGACGAGAGGGTACAGCAGAGGCAGCTTCTCGTGCAGACTTCTTACGTGCTGATGGAGTAAGACCATTATCTACGTTGTACAAATCAATAACACGTACTACAGAATCAGGGTCATCCTCATTCTCATAGAGTGCATCTTGTACCCACTTAGGTTGATCTGCTACCCAATCATGGAAGTCATCAGAGTTCTTCAACTCATTAAAGTTTGGATGAGCCTTGATAATAGCAGCCTCGGCATTACTCCGGTTGATCGCTTCTTCTCGTTCATCCAGTAGTTTAAGACGTGCATCTGCAGCTTCGAATTTCTCTGAGGCCTTACGGTCTGCAATAGTCTCAATAATACTAGCTACGTCAGGGTATTTCCTAGCCCAAGCCTTAAGTTCTTCTTCTGTCTTAGGTGGCTTGACATCTTTACTTTGATTCTCTAGAGCAGCAATACGGTCTTCTAGTTCTTGCTTCTCTTTTGCCGAATGACGACGAAGATCACCATAACGTTTCTTGAAAGTTTTCTCTTCAGAAGAAAGGTTTTCATCCTCAGGCTCAGCCTTAGGCGCTTCCTTTACTCCTGCAACCTCTTCTGTCGCAACTTCCTCAACAACTTCTTCTTGTTCAGGTTCTGGTGTTTCACCTTTCATCAGTGCTTCGAGTTCAGCTTCTTCTCGCTTAATCCGATCTTGATTAGGACGCACAGAGTTTGGTTTGATCATAACTTTATTAGACATTTTATTTCCTTATGTTGGGGCCTGCGTGATTGCAGGGTAGCCTTATTGTCTCTAGTATCTTACTTAGAGGCTAGACCTTTTTTCTTTGGTTGAGTTTTCTTAGTAGTAGTCTTCTTTGTGGTACGCTTCTTCACGAGACCACCTTTAGCCATACCACCTGTCCCGGAAAGACCCTCATCTTCACCTGTAGGACCTGCAGAAGGGCCTGTAGGGGCAGAGTCAGAGTCAGAGGTAGAGGGTGTTGCTGCA